GAAGTAGCGGTTGAGCGCCGTCAAACAATTATGTTAGACAAAGAAATTGAAGAGCAGGAAGATCGTTTCCGTGCCTTGTCTCGCGGCAAGCTAGGCCGATCCAGTCTATTAGCTGGCGCACCCCGAACACGTGGCGAGGCGGCAGGTCGCGGTGGTATGGGTGGCATGAGCGGTGGTACTCGCGGCACTACGGCGGGCGGCATGGCTGGCGGTATGACTTCATTGATGAGCGGGTTTGGTGGCTCATACACTCGACCATCATCGCCAAGAGCTACTCAGCAGAGGTAAGCCATGCAACTACCTGAACACCTGGGATCGTTTAACGATCTAGTAACGCGAGAGAAGAAAGCGTTTGACTCTGAAGCTATGTGGCACACTCAGCTATCAGACGTATATGAATACTTTCTTCCCCAAAGAAACCTATTTGACCGCGAGGATAAAGGTCAAAAGAAGATGGATCGCATATTCGATTCGACTTCACTGACCGCTATTCAACAGGGTGCAAGCAAGCTACAAGAGAACATCGCACCGATCTGGGCGCGCTGGGCTACGTTCCAACCAAGTGAACAGGTACTCAAACTGTTAGAGTCTGGCGACTATGGTGTGTCAGAAACCGACATCCGCGAGAACCTAGAAGAACAAGCCGAGATCGTTTTTGATTATATCAATCGTTCTAACTTCGGTACGCAATTCTTTGAGGCTGCACTTGATCTGCTAGTGGGTACAGCGACTCTAAGGATAGACGAGTCAGACGACGATGATATGCCCATCGTCTTTCACGCAATACCACAGAAAGGCATAGCGTTCGAAGAAGGGCCATACGGCACTATTGAAACGCATTGGCGTCGAATGAAGGTCAAGGCGCGTCTGGTCGAAAGAATGTGGCGAGGATTTAAGCCAAGCGAAAAGATAGCAAACTTAATCAAGGCTTCGCCTGATAGCGAAATTGGTATTCATGAAGGTGTTGTCTACTGTCCTAAGATGAAACGATACTACGGTATGGTCTGGTGTGACGGTGAAGACCATATCTCGTGGTTTGAGGATTTCGGTATCTCATCGCCTTGGGTTACTGGTCGATACACTAAGGTAGCGGGTGAGGTTCGTGGTCGTGGCCCTGCTATGCAGACACTTCCCGATGTCCGATCACTAAACAAAGCTAAGGAGTTTGTATTACAGAAGGCCGCTATTGATTTGGCGGGCATGTATACAGCTACCGACGATGGCGTAACGAACCCCTACAACATCACTATTAGCCCAGGAATTGTTATTCCGGTAGGGTCGAACAACTCATCTAACCCATCTATTCAGCGTTTGGATACTGGAACCAACTTACAACTAGCGCAGTTTGAGATTCAGGAATTGCAAAACGCGATCAAGGTTGCACTGTTTAACGATCTTAGAGACCCCGCTGGACCTGTTCGTTCGGCTACCGAAATTGCTATCGAGTCAAGGGAATTGGCTAAGCGTATTGGCTCTGCGTTCGGTCGGTTGCAGACTGAGGTTCTAGTGCCTGTTCTTAAGCGCGTTGTGAATATCCTAACCCGCCGAGGTTTAATCACACCCATTCAGCTAGAAGGCCGTGACATCGACATTAAGTTCACGTCACCACTAGCAAGGGCGCAAGATGCTGAAGACCTTATTGCCGTGCAACAGGCCGTACAGTTTGTCTTAGAGACTGCTGGGCCTGAACAAGTGATGATGGCATTTAAGACTGAAAACTTCGGTACATGGGCGGCAGAGAAAACAGGCATGTCTTCGGAATTGGTGCGCTCTGAATCTGAGAAACAACAGATCATTCAGGCGGGTGCTGAAGCTGCACAAATGCAACAACAACAACCACAATTACGGGCGGTTGAATGAGTTGGGAAAAACTAGAGTTAGACCAAGAAGAAAGTAATAAGAGAAAGGCCGAAGTCAGAGAGAAGCAAGTAGAGTTAGCCAAGGCTTACAATCGCTGTTTCTCTACTGATGACGGGTTCAAAGTGCTGGAGGATTTAACAAACCGTTTTATCATTGATAACGATACCCCGTTGAATGCTGAGAACATTCAATATGAGGCGGCGTACCACAATGGTGAAGGTGGTGTTGTGAAGTTTATTCTGCACCTAATCAAGCAAGCGGAGAGGTTATGAGCGAAACTAAACGAGGCCGCAAACCTGCGGCAAAGTATGCAGTTATCTGTGAAGAGCGGGGATTCCTAGAAACCAAAGGGTTCAAGTTTGGGTGGCTCGATTTATTGCATGAGCAATACGGGTTCAACAAGTTCCAATACATACACAAATTCCGAGCGTTCAGATGCTACAAAGAAGGTAAGCATTTGGACTGGATCGACATCAACGATCTGGCGCTACTTAACGGTAATCGTCGAATCGCTGAAATCCTGTTGAAGCACCAGCAGGTCAGTCCCAAAAGGGCTGTTATTCAATATCCGTGGAGATAAGTTATGGACGATCAGGCCGTTGTAGACGATACCCTGAGTGCAGGGGATCAGGTTTCACTTGTAGATGCTGCCTCACCTACACTGGGTGAGAATGAGTATTTCTTAATTGACGGTATCAAAGGGACGGGTGAGCGCCCCGATTGGTACAAAGCAGAAAAGTATAAGTCTGTTGCCGACCAGGCTAAGGCATACACCGAATTAGAGAAGCGCTTTGGTGGCTTTACTGGCGCACCTAAAGACGGTTATCAAATGCCGGAAGGTATCGACGATGGTGATGAGTTATTCGCTGAGTTAAAGACCTTTGCCGAAGAAACGAATATGTCGCAAGACGCATTCAATCGCGCATGGGATTTGCTACAAGCGCAGACCGAGGCTGTTGAGTCTGTTTCTGTTGAGGTGGAATTACAGAAGCTCGGAGCTAACGGTACGGAGCGCATCAAGCATGTTGAGCAGTTCATGAAGAACAACCTTGACCCTGACACGTATGAGCGTCTCCGCTATGCGGTAAACAGTGCTGAGTCTGTCGAATTGGTGGAAGCGTTAATCAAATCAACTGCCCCTGCTAAGCTACCTATTGACGGCGTTGTTGAGCCAGGCGGTATTACATGGCAAGCAATTGAAGCTGAGATGTTCAAGAAGGATCAGAACGGAAACCTGCTTCGATCTGTTGACCGGAACCATGAGGCTAAGATTCAGCGCATGATGAAAGAGTATGGTGGTGACCGCCCTTATAGCCAAACGTTTGGCTAAAATGGAAAGAAAAAAGCAAAAAACTTAATTTTTTTTCCATCCAATCTAGGCTAGGCAATGTAATATGAACTTGTTGCTAGAGTTCCCTAGCAAACAAGGTAAATGGAATATTAAGGGGGCTTCGGCCCCCCTTTTTTCCTGAAACGCATTAAATACGTTCGATTTTAAAAAACTCATTCCTTCTTGAACCAAAACGATTATTAGCCATTAACCTACATGTGCGGTACCAACAACACATGAGGATTAATTAATGGACACACAAGACTTAACCATCAAAGAAGTAGCTAAAGTATTTAACATATCTCTCAGTTCAGTATGGAAAATGATTGGAAACGAAATGCTAAAGTCTTACAGGGTCGGAAGATCGGTAAGAATTCCTTACTCTGAAATAGATCGAATAAGGGAAGATCATAGAATAACTCCCGATACCCTTTATTACGAAAACCTCAGTTAGTTTGCTTTCTTATAACTAACTGATATTATACGTGGGTCGGATACCCATCTTGGCCTGACAGATTATTTAAGGTTGTAGGCTGACCGATCTGTCGGGCACTCAGTCGAAAACCTACAAAACTTTTATTAATTACTCGTTTTGAGGGTTATTCACATGAGTAAAAATCTATCTGCTGTAGCAGTGATTGAGTTTGACAGCATGGTCAAACACGCTTATCAGGGCATGGGCCTGTTGAAAAGCGCAGTTACTGTACGTAATAACGTTGTAGGCGATACCTACAAATTCCGTCGCATGGGCAAAGGTCTTGCTAACCAGAAGTCTACTTCTGACTTGGTAACTCCAATGGATGTGGGTCACGAGTTTAAGGTTGCTACTTTAAGCAACTGGAACGCTCCTGAGTACACCGACATCTTTGACGCTGCCGAAGTTAACTTTGACGAGAAGCAAGAACTGGCTAACACCATTGCAGGTGCATTGGGCCGTCGTTCTGACCAACTCGTTATCGACGCTATGGACGCATCAACGCCTTTGACTACTGCTATCCCTGAAGGTGGCACCAACCTGACTATGGCTAAGGTTATCGAAGCCCAAGTTGCGTTGCGTGACCAAGGTGTACCCAACACTGAGTTGTTTGCTGTTATTGAAGCTAACGGCTTGGGTGGTCTTTTGAATGATGAGAAAGCAACCTCTTCTGACTACCAGGCTATCAAGGCTTTGGTATCTGGCGAGATCAACACTCTGTGTGGCTTCCAGTTCATCGTAATCGAGACCCGCACCGAAGGTGGTTTGACTGTAGCTTCTGACATTGTTGACTCTTGGTTCTTCCAGCGTCCCGCTGTTGGCCTTGCAATCGGCATTGACATGAAAACCGAAGTTAACTGGATTCCTGAGCGCACCGCATGGTTGACCAACGGTATGCTTAAGGCTGGCTCTGTCGTTCGCGACGAGGGTGGTCTGGTTAAAGTTCAATATGATCGCACTGCGTAAAGGAGACTAAATCATGGCATTTTCACGTTCTGGTCTTTCGCGCATTGGTGGTTCTGGTGATGCAAACGCTGTATGGGTTTACTCATCTACTGAAGCACCTGCTACTGTTGCTGGTTCTGGCTTCTTCAACGACGCAAGCGCTGAGCTTACTGTCGGTGATGTGGTCTTGATCGTTGACACTGACGCACCTGCTGTCACTGTATCCTTCGTTATTTCTAATAGCGCTGGTGTAGTTGACTTGGCTTCTGGTACGGCTGTAGGCAACGTCTAAGCACAATCGGGGGCTTCGGCCCCCAACTTATTCAAAGGTGAGTTATGGCGAGCAAAATCGACCTGATTAGTAATGCGTTAATCTTGATCGGTGACACGCCGATTAACTCATTGACAGGTGGAACACGCGCACAACAAGTGGCGTCCAATCTGTACGACAACATCGTCCAAAATGAATTGACCAAGCATCGTTGGGGCTTTGCCAAGAAAAAGGCACAGCTTGCCCTAACTACTGACACTCCGGTAGATAATGAGTGGAAAAGCATATATCAACTCCCAACCGATCTACTGTTCCTAATCAAGGTATACCCATCTACAAATTACGCTCTGTATGGCGACAAGGTGTACGCTGACACTAAAGATGCGCTATACGCTGATTACATATACAACGTCCCCGAGTCTGAGTGGCCTGTTTATTTCGCTAAGATGATCGAGTATGCGCTGGCCCGTGACTTTGCTGCATCCATACGTGACAGTGATTCGGCTAGGCAAACAATGTCGGCTGAGTATGTTAATCAGGCTAGAATGGCCAGATACACCGATTCACAGCAATACCCTGTAGTACCTGTAGCATCTAATCCATTTGTTAACGTGAGGTTCTAATGTTTGACAACGAGAGCTTCTCACACGTAGGCGGCAGTTCACCTGCACCACGTATATACACTTATGAGACTACGGAGCCAAGGACTACTGTTCTAGCTACAGGTTACTTCAACCAGGCTTATACTAAACTTCAGGTTAAAGATTTAATCATCGTTAACAATTCGATTGAAGTGTATACATGTAAGGTTACAGCGGTATCTAAGAATAGCGTAACGGTACAGAAGACTTCATTCCTAGACCGAGAGTACGCTTATTACTATCTGGCATCTGAAACTGTGTTACCGCTTAATAATGACGGCGTAACGTACACAGAAGTACCAGGTATGGCTCTTGGTTCTGCTAGAGACTTCACGCTAGCTAGTAACACCCTAACCTACACTGGCGTTGGCGGGCTGTTTCAGTTTGTTGGCTCTGTTGATATGAGTTCACAAAAGGTAGCTGATGTAACAATCGCGCTATCTATCAACGATGTTATAAGCCCACAATCTATCGTGCGTTCTTTTACTTCTGCTAACAAGCGTGGCTCAGCATCATCTAACGGAATATTCCAGATTAATACTGGCGATGAGTTTAAAGTAATGATGAAAGGAGATGGGACTACTAGCTTGGTTGTTGATATATTCTCTATGAACCTTACGTTCTTGGAGGTCTAATGGCCAAGTCACGCTTCATCCAAAGCAACTTTGTAAGCGGGGCGCTCTCTCCCCTACTTAAAGGGCGCATAGACCTACAGCAATACTATCAGGGCGCTGAGGTAGCTAGAAACCTTGTTATTGTCCCACAGGGTGGTTTAAAGCGCAGGGCTGGCACTCAGTATGTGGATAAAGCGTTAAACGTTTTAACAAAGGCTGCGGCCTTAATTACGATGCCCAACGGTGGTACACCTGCCGACATCAACGATGAAGACGATACAACCACCACAACAACCACAAATAATGTAAGCACAACTAACCCCTACATTGTTGCCCAGATGGATTTGGCAGGGCCTGTTGCTGTCGAAGTATTAGATGTGAGGGGAATCCTATTAACGTCTGGTACATCTGATGAGTTTGATGTTGAGTATTCCGATGATGCATCTTCTTGGACTAAGCTAACAGACATACCCCTACTCGGCTCTAACCCGCAAAACTTTAGGTTTAAAGTTGGGCTGGCAAAGCGTTACTTTAGAATTGTAAAGAATACTGCCACAGACCTTGGCACAGCAAAGGTTACACTGAGTGACTTCAACGTATTTGCTCAGTCTGCTACAGCGTCCAACGTTAAGCTAATTGATTTCAGTGTTGAGTCTGATCGCCATTATCTTTTGTCATTAACCGACAAGAACATCCGTATATACAGAACGCCAGATACTTATGTGGCCGACGTTAAGGTTGACTTCCTATCCGCTGATATCCCAGACGTAAGGGATACGCAGGTAGAGAATGTAATGCTTTTATTCCAGGAAGATTACGCATCGAAGCGATTAATTAACCTGGGAGTTGATGGCGATTGGTTCTTGGATGACATTCCGTTTGTTAACGTACCCCAGTTTGACTACAACGATGCACTAAGTCCAACGCCTGTAGCCGATGTTCAGCGCATGACGCTAACGTCTTTTGTTGCTGGCGATACCTTTCAGATTGATATTGAGGGTGTGCTGTCTAAGAACATCACATTTGCTGGTGATGCCACTGCCGATCAAAGAAACTCAACTGTATTCAATATCCAGAAGAATATTCAAGAAATGCCTGTTATGGGCGACACTGGCGTTACAGTTACTTACGTTTCTGCTGGTGTTTACGACATATCTGTTAATGGTGAATCTGCTAAAGACTTTGAGTTATATTCTGGATTTGCGACAAGTGGTACAGCAAGTAAGACAGTAGCATTTGTTAAGACCGCTACTGGTTCTCCGCGAAAAGAAGATGTGTGGTCAAGCACTAGGGGTTGGCCTAAGACTGGCTGCTTCTTTGAGAACCGCCTTGTTTTGGGTGGAACCAAGTCTAAGCCGCAAAGTTTATTTGCTAGTAAGTCTGGCGCATTCTTTGACTTCGATATTGATGACGGCGACGATGATGAGGCAATCTTTGCGACCATATCATCTCGAAAGCTGAATGAAATTATTGACGTATTCCCTGGGCGTAACCTGCAAATCTTTACGTCTGGCGCTGAGTTTGCTGTAACCAGTAAGCCTATAACGCCAAGCAACATAGACATTAGCCCGCAAACCTCTCATGGCTCATCTAACATTGAGGTTCAAGAGGTAGACGGCTCCACACTGTTTATTGATCGAAACGGTAAAACGTTACGTGACTTTGTATACAGTTTTAATGAAGATGCCTATACAACGCAGGATAAGTCCGTTCTAGCGTCACATTTGATTAAACAGCCTGTAGACCTTGCTCTATTGGGCGGCACTCAGAGCGAGGATTCAAACTGGCTGTTCATTGTTAATAGTGATGGCGGTGTTGCGGTATTGAACACGCTAAGGTCACAAGATATTAACGGCTTTACCGAATGGACTACTTCCGGCGCTATCAAGTCTGTTGCTGTTGTTGATGACGAGCTATACACGCTTAACGAGCGTACGATAAATGGTACGGTTGTATCCTACATTGAGCGCTGGGATTTTACCTATGTTATGGATTCGTCCATTAAGATAAGCCCAACACCAACGCAAACGGTAATTACTAACCTTGACCACTTAGAGGGCGAGACCATTCAGATTGTTGGCGATACCATTGTCCTAAATCCCAAGACGGTAGCTAGTGGGCAGATCACATTAGACGCTGATGAGATAGGTTATACAGAATTACAGCTAGGCATTAACTTCACCCCCGAGTTAGTGCCTATGCCATTGAATACAAGCATTGGCTCAGGTCAGAATGCTATGAGGTTAAAGCGCATTATACGAGTCAATATGCGCGTATATGAGACGTTTGGTGTCCACATAGACGGTAACCCCGTTCCGATACGAACGTTTGGCTCTGCGCCAACCACGCCGCTAGATAGCGCTCCAAACAAGTTAAGTGGCATAATATCCGACATATACGATATTAACGGATGGAATAGAGACACAATGCCAACAATCAGCGTACCCGATCCAACGCCATTCCATATCCAGGCGATTGAATACGAAGTGGAGTCAAGTTAATGGAGCCGTTTACTATATTTGCAATTTTAGCTGCGGTATCTGGCGGGGCTTCTGCTAGAGCTTCGTATGTATCAGGCAGGGTTCAAGAAGATGAATTAAAGCGCCAGGCTGAACAAGAGAAAGTTGCCGCACAAAGCCGTGAGTTACAGAGACGCCAAGAGTTAAACAGAGCATTGGCCGCTAACGTTGTATCTCAAGGCCAGATGGGAATAGCAGGTGAAGGCACTCCGGCTAGTATTGCACTGGCAAGCGCACAGCAAGCAGGAATAAGTGAAGGCGCATTGAGTCTTACAGAGAAATTAAGACAAGCCCAGCTAAGGCGACAAGGGTCAAATGCTGCACAGATGGGCAAACTGCAAGCGGCATCTACATTGCTGCAAACAGGTGCAACAATCGCGGGCGGCTACCAAGACTATAAAGCAACTCAAATTCCTACTGGCACGGGAACTACCTAAATGGCAATTAAGAAAATAGATTATTACGGTCAGTTTACGCCAACAGGCCCAGACTTTTCTACTGCCAAACGATTTCAAGCTCTTGCTGGTCTTGCCGATCAAGTAGGTGAGGTGGCTTCTCAGTTTGGAAAAATTGCATTGCAAGAGCGGGCGGACAAAGCAACCAAGGCTGGAGCTTTAGCTGGTGCTCAAGTTGAACGCGATGAAGAAGGAAGCATCATTGCCCCAGAGCTACAGCAAGAAAATACGTATTACGGTCAAGCATTCAACGAATCTGCTATTAATGCTTACAAGTCTGGCATTTCACTAGATGCAAGAAAGCGCCTTGACGAGCTTGCAGAGCAACACAAAAATGATCCGTTAGCATACAAAGAAGAAGCCGATGCTTATAAAGCTGGAGTTTTAAAAAGTTTACCAGTAGAGCTTCAAGTTGAACTTGCGCCAACGCTAGACGAAGACATTTACTTTCGAGAAAAGGTTGTACGAAAAAACTTTACCGATAATGAATTTAACAAGAATTTAGCAATCCTTGAAGAAGATATTTCATCGCTTGAGAATGAAATTCTTTATGCAGCTAACAAAGGTGACGTAGAGAAACAGCAGGCATTACAAACTCGCCTTACTAAACTTCTTGCTGATAACGTTGCGCTTGTAGACCCAGCAAAAGCTCAAGATAGACTTGATGCGCTTGCAAAGAATGTTGCCGAAGAAACTTATCTTGGTGAAATTGATGAGATTGCCAACAACGAATATCTTCCGCTTCCAGAAAGATTGTCTAGGACTGAAAACCTTTTATCAGAGTTAAGAAATACAGAGTTTCTTGCCGACTTAACGCCTGATGAAAAGCGGGCGCTAGAGTCTCAAATTGATGGAAAGGTTAATGACCTTAGAGTTCAGTTAGCAAAAGAGCAGTCTACAAGAACCTCTGCCCAGGCACTTGAAGTATCAGAGTTAGAGATTGACGCAAAGAATGGCCGTCGCCCAGGTGATGAGATCATTAGAGATACCAACAGGTTGTTTAGAGATGGTGTTATTAATGGTGATGAAAGAACATCCATTATTAATAATGTTTATTCTCAACAAGAAAAAAACCTAGACAAGAACAATCGAATCATGGATGTGTCAAGTCGCATTAAGGGCGATGACACGGTTGTGGTCACACAGCAAGGAATAGATGATTACTACAATGATGTGCTTGAGCCAGCACTAGCCGACGCAACGCCAGATCAAAGAGCCATGTCGCAGGCTATGTATATACAGTCTACGCGCATGGTTCCTAAAAAGGTTCAAGCTCAAGTTAACAGCTATTTAATCAGCGGAAATCCAGAGCTTGTGACTCAGGCCGCAATGCTTATTGATCGCGTGGATGAGATTCCAGGCATGTTTGATGCCCTTACTACGCCAACCAATAAGGCAATGGCGCAGAATATGGTTCGTTTAATGGAGTATATGGAACCACCAGAAGCATACAGAGTTAGCGCCCAACTTGTTGATCCAAGAGATCAAGCAAGAATTGAGGCAAGAAAATCACAGCTTAAAGACAAAGAGTATGCTCAAAAGAAATATCCAGAATGGACAAAAAATATTGTTGGCGATGTTGACCCAATATCTATGCCACAAGCAGTAAGGCAGTATCAGACTTTGTTTGAAAGCTACTATTTATCTGGCATGGATGAAGATGCCGCAAAAGATCAAGCCGAAAAGTTCCTATCGGCTAATTACAGCGACTCCACCTTTGGCCCAATGATGTACGCGCCTGAGCAATATTACGCGATTGAGGGCGATGTAGAGTATATACGTGATGAGATATACGGAATTGTTTCTCAGGCATCTGATATTTATGGAGAGGTAGACCCTGACTCAATTCGTCTATTGGTTGACGATAGGACTGCTAGAACCGCATCTGCTGGCAAGCCAGAGTATCGGGTGATGTTTGTTGATGAGTCTGGTGTTATTCAGACAATCAACCAATACTTTGTTCCTGATGTTGAGTCTGCAAAACAGGCTAAGATGGCAGAAAACGAAGCGAGAATGCGTGAAAAAAGAGCGCTTACGCCTGCCCAGCAAAAGCTAGAAGAGTCTCGCGTCAATCGAATCATTGAAGAGGAAACTGGCGTTCGGCCTGAGCGCGTTAAAGCTAAAGTTAGACCTGCGTCTGAAATATACGCTGGCTCTGAAAAGATTCCAAGCCAAATAGCTGAAGTGGTAGGAAAAGGGCTTGAGGTAGCAACAACGCCACAAAGAGCCGCACTTGGAGTTGTTGAAGCTGTAACGTCACAGGTTACAGGGGCGGTATCTGGCAAGGCTGAACAACAACGCAAGCGCATTCAGCAGCAAGAAGAGCTAAGAGCTAAAGAAGAACAGCGCGTTAGAGAAGCCGCTCGTAAAGGAGAGCAGTAGTGCCGTTTATTGAGTCCGAAGATGATGCAGTATTAGCTAACAAGCTAGTTAATCTTGCTGATCGGCAGGATGAAGAGCGACCTGCAGCAACTGATATTGCATCTGCTTTATGGCGGCAAGAAAACATCGTTGGCTCTATTCTTGCTCAAGAGCCAGGCTTGCCATCTAGGATTGATGATCGCTCGTTTAATCCGTGGGATTATCTAACCGACGAAGAAAAGTTGAATGAGACGTTTGTTAGTAACGCTACGCTAGCCGATTCTGTTGAAGAAATTGAGGCCATTAGACGACAGTCTGAGCGCGAAAAAGCAGATAGGGAGACCATCGCAAAGGGTGGCGCTCTATCGTTTGCTATTGGCCTTCCTATTGCGGTTGCAGACCCTATTAACCTAATCCCTATTGGGGGTGCGGTAGCCAAGACTTATAAGGCTGGCAATTCAGTATTGAGCGCAGGAATGATTACTGGGGCAGTGGCATCCGCTAGCTCTGCTGTACAAGAGGCGGCATTGCATTCAACGCAACTTGAAAGAACGCTAGGTGAGTCTGCTATTAATGTTGGCGCATCATTCCTTCTTGGTGGCGCTATTGGTGCTGGTGGTGCTCAGTTAAGTAGATACATAAGCAAAACAGACCTTGAGGAAATCGAGCGCTCTATGAATGTTGAGCCTCGCATTGCCAATGGCGAAAACACAGTGTTTGATTTGCAGTCTGAACGGATTAAGCAAGAAGCAGAAGCGGCAGGTATTACGCCAGAAGAGTTAAGCGCAGGCGCTGCACAAGTTGCAAGTGGACAAGAAGTATCTGGTAAGGCTGGAAAGTTTTTGGCAAAAGCTCTTGGTTTTGATCCATTGAGCCGAACACTGGTTAGCGCTAGCCCTGAAACCAGACGCATTGCCAACATGCTTGCCGAGAATCCATACAAGATGGATGGCCCCCCTGTAACCGCTGTAGAGAGCCGCATAAAGATTAAAGACGGTTATTACGCTGATGCATTGCAAGGTCACTATGATGCGTTTCGGGCATATAGAAAGCGCATGGGCCAAAGCGCATTCAGTTTTAAAACTAAAGACGGCGTAATGAAAAAGCTACAGTTTAATGAGGCTGTGGCTCGCGCTATTCGAGAAGGAAAATCGGATATACCAGAAGTGGATGCCGCCGCTAAAGCGTGGCAAGAAAAGCTGTATAACCCTATTAAAAATGA